TTTATTGGTTTATCGGTGCTCGAGAAGGAAATGAAGAAGATTTTCAAGATATAGAAAAACGTACGAGATCACTTCGAAAACTCGCTTATCAAAACGTAAAAGTTAAAGCAATTATAACATCGGGAGCAGTTAGTGGTACTAAAGCTAGACAAGCACTATTAAAAGGAGATAAAGAAGCATTTATCCAATTCATTCCAGATATCCCTGAAGTAGACCAAATCTGGTATATGTTATCCGATATAATGGCCGAAAGAATTTCATTTAAACCTGAATTTACTAAGGATGAGATAGAATTTATCGAGGATGAGGCTGATGATGAAATGCGACCTGAAATTGACATAGATTTATCTTCTAATCATTTTTTTGATAGATTAAATGATCCTCGTAACTACCCAGATATTGAACCTTTTGAAGTAGAAAATTTCTTTGATAAATTAGCTAATAAAAAAGACGAATTTATTAAATTTTTACAAAAATATAAAGAAGTAGTAGCTAAAGATAGGGAAACTAATATTAATATTCCTTTTATGAAAATAGCAAATAAAGCAATTGCTAAAACCATTATGCGTAAAAAGAATTTTTTAAGTTCTACTCCTATTTTACCTTTACAAGAAATAAGTTATGATGGTGAAACCACAATACAATCTCGTTATATAATAAACCAACTTAAAGCTAATTTAGGTACTTATTATGAAGAAGAAACAGTAGGAAATTTAAATGGTATAGAATATACTTTAGAATTTAAGTTAAACCCTGTAAAATCTAAAGACTTAGGAAGTACACCCTATCTTTTAGATGCTGCTGGGGGTAAAAATAGCATAGAATTAGTAATAAATTACATACCATCTTCACTACCTCAATCGTTTAATGATCTAATAGCTGAACTTAAAGATACTTTACGTCATGAATTAGAACATGTTGGTCAAGAAAATTTTGAAAAGGGGGTTAAAATAAATCCTTCTAAAAATGATACTGATCTTTCACTTCCTGAATATCTTACTCTTGATTATGAAATCCCTGCTTTTATAAGGGGGTTAAATAAAAAAGCTAAAACTAAAAACATTTCATTAGGGCAAGCTATAGATGAGTTTTTCTTAGAACGTGCTGAAGAATTATCTTATGAAGAAGAAGCATATGTAAGACGTAAATGGGCTGAATGGGCAAAAAAGAACTTACCTAAAACTTCCTTAAAAGAAGCAGACCCTAAAAAAGGAACAGGTAAAAAACCAAAAGGTAGTAGTAGACGTTTATACACAGATGAAGATCCTTCTGATACAGTAGGTATTAAATTTTCAACTAGACAAGATATAGTTGATACACTTAATAAAACATCATTTAAAAATAAATCCCATGCTCGGCAATCTCAAATAATTAATTTAATTCACCAAAGAGTAAGAGCAGCTTTAAATAGAACTAAAGATCCAAAAAAGAAAAAACGTTTACAAACTGCTTTTAATTATATTAAAAAACGTAAAGAAGCATCTAAAGCTAAAACTAAACGTTTACAAGCTCAAAAGAAAAAATCTAACGAAAATATAGACCCAAAATCTCAAGCTAAACATAAGGGTAAATCAGCACCTTTTGGTTCAGCTTATGAACCTGTAGATGAAGCAATAGGTAAAATAGGTGGTAGAGGTAATGTAGGATCTAGATATAGAGCAATCGAAAAACGTGGAGATAAATTTTATTATATCCAGGACGATGCTTTAGGACAAGGTATTAGACAGCAATTTGGTCCTTATAAAACTAGAGCTCAAGCTAAAAAGAAAATGGATTCTTTCCCCCCTGCTCAAAATTACAGGGATTTAACTGAGAAAAATATTGATGAAGGGGATACCTATGAAAAAATGGCAGCTAAAGGTAAAAAAGCTGGAAATTTAAAACAAGGTACTGTTAGAAAAAGATTAAATATCCCTAAAGGAGAAAAAGTTCCTATGTATAAGATTGATAAAGAAATTTCTCGTCTTAAAAAAATGGATAAGGATAAAGATAAAAAAGGAGTACAATTAGGGGATAAAAATCAAAAATATTACAAGGCTTTACAATTATCTAAAACTCTAAAATCTACAACTAACTTAAATGAAAATTTTGAAGGTGAATTACAACCTTACTTAGACTCCCTTACAGATTATATGGGGAGCAATGGGTTAACTCTTAAACCTTATCCTTCAATTGAATTTATAGATGATAATAAAGAAAATGCTGCTAATATTTTTGGTAGAACAGCATATTATATGCCCTCAGAACAAAAAATTGTTCTTTATGTATTAGATAGACATCCAAAAGATATTTTACGTTCTTATGCACATGAATTAATCCACCACCACCAAAATTTAAATAACACATTAGATCATAGCCAAACTACAAATACTAATGAAGATGATGCTTTAGATAGAATTGAACGTGAAGCATATGAAAATGGTAATATTTTATTTAGAAACTGGGAAGACTCAATAAAAAATGAAAACTAAAGATTTTATAAAAACCGTAAACAGTGAGTTTGATATAGAAACTCTAGAATTAATGCAATCTCTTATAGATAAAAGGTTAATTTTACTTAAATCTATGCAGGATGTAGCAACTAAAAAGCGAATAAAAGGATTCCAACGATGAGTAAAAGCAAAGGATTAGGGGATACTATTGAAAAAATTACTGTGACTACAGGTATTAAACAAGCAGTAGATACTTACACTAAAAAAACAAAAAAGGAGTGTAATTGTAAAAAAAGAAAAGAAAAATTAAATAAAATGTTTCCGTATGAATGATAATGTTTTAAAAAAAGAATTCTCTAAAAAAGATGTACAACGTGCTCGTAATATTATTACAGGCAAAACAGGTGCTCGTACAACTGAAGGGATAGGTTATACTAAAAAACACGAACATCATGTTGAAGGTGATGTGTGGGAAGAAAATGGTCGGACTTGGACTATTAAAAATAGTCTTAAGCAAAATATTACTAAAATGGATAAATTTAAAAAAATAGGTAAAATCCCTTTATTTTGTCCAGAATGTGGTACTTTAATGAAAAAAGATCTTGATAAAAAAGTATTCCCTGCATACCAAAAGTGTTTTGATTGTGTAGTTGACTATGAGCATCAATTACAAAAAGAAGGTAAATCCGAAGAGTATTATAAGGATTTAAGAAACCAGCATATTCAAACTACTATAGATTCTTATAAAAATTTTATGCAAGATAGGTTAAGAGAATCAAATGATAACTATGTAACCGAAGCTGGCGAAGTAGAAAATTGGAGAGGGGGCATAAGTAAAGAACAACTAGAAAAAGACCTACAAGAAGGACTTGAATTTCTTGAAAATATGAAATTTAAATAATCTCACATATTTATAAATAAAATAATTATGGCTATATCTGGACTTAAAGAAACTATACAATTTGTAATGGAAAATTATAGTTGTTCTACTAAAGAAGAAATCAAAAAAGCTGTTAAAGAAATTAAACATTCAGGTGAAACCCTAAATGAAGAATTATGTGCTAAAGGTAAAGCTTATAGAAAAAGACGTATGGCAGCAGGTGAAAAGTCATCAGCTTATCTATCAGGTAGAGCAGTTAAGGTATGTAAGGGACAAATGAGTGGTAAAAAGAAAAAGAAGTAATGACCCAATCCCGCTTACATGAAGTTATCCAAGAGTCATTACGTGATTGGTTCAAAAAAGAGAACTGGGTACGAATTAATACTCAAGGTAATATTGCGGGAGAATGTGGTACCATGAAAAAAGGTAAGGCAACAACAAGATGTTTACCTAAAAAGAAAGCTCAATCTTTAACTAAGGCCGAAAGAAAAGCTACAGTAGCTAAAAAAGTTAGAGGTAGTAAAAAAGGTAAACAGTTTGTTAAAAATACTAAAAAAGCAACTTTTAAAAAGAAAAAATAATGAAAAAGTCCGAATTTAAAGAATATCTTAAGACTGAAATTCTTAAAATGAATGAAGCTACTAAAGAAGAAGTAGACATACAGAAAGAACTTAATGCCGAGTTAGAAAAAACTAAAAAATTAACATCTACAATGGAAGGCAAAGTAAAAAAATCTGAATTTAAAGAATACCTTAAAAATGAGATTTTAGCTGAAATTACTGAGCAAGAAGAAGAAATAGAAACTGAAGAAGAATTCGATATTGAAGACGAAACAAGCTTTGAATTCGAACCAACAGGCGAAACGCCCATTGATGACATTACAGATGGTTTAGTTGATCTAGCTAAAAAAGCTAAAGATGCAGGCCAAACAGAATTAGCTAACCAAATCCTCAACTCAGCTAAATTCTCAGCTAAAACTGAATTTAAGAAAATAGCACCCGAAGCATAATGGCTAAGAAAAAAACCAAATTAGATAAAATGTCCAAAAAAGAAAAGACATCATTAGCTTATGCACTAGCTACTAATTTGGCTAAGCATGGTAAACCTCAAACACCTAAAAATGAACGTAAGCTTACTAAGGGTGAAATGAATAAAAAAGAAAAACACATGGGTAAGTTTAAAAAAGCTTTTGATTTAGAAGAAATACAAGAAATTGTAAATACTATTGAACAAAAATTAGATCCTGTAGGTAAAGAAGATGCTGATATAAATAATGATGGTAAGGTAGATAAAACAGATGACTATTTAAAAAATCGTAGAAAAAAAGTATCTAAAGCAATAAAAAAAGAAGACTTAGACTTAGGTCACCAAGATAATGAACCTCATATGCTTAAAAAAGACTTATATAGAATAGCCAAATATGCTTCAGAATTATATATGATGGTGAATGAATTTGATAATAAAGGGGTAGAAGTTGATTTTCCCCATTGGTGGCAGTCAAAAGTTATTAAAGCAAAAGAAATGCTTATTTCGGCTAAACATTATTTAGATGGAGAATTAACAGTTCCCCAAATAGATGCTACGTTAGGAGAAGCAATGGATATAAATGATCCAATTATGATGAAGCTTAGAGCGGATAAAATGAAACGTGAAAAAGGTGATTTTGGTAAAGAATATGGGGATGCTGTTAAAAAAGCTTATAGTAATAACAATAACGATACTAAGTTAAGATTCCTCAAAAAAGAAAGAGCTCAATTAATGAATGATATGGAACAGGAAGCTGAACCAGAAGGAGGACCAATTGCAGATAGATATGGTGCTGAATTGGATCGCATTGATAATGCAATTGCCAAATTGTTGGGTAGAAAAGAAATGACTTATAATCAAGCAATAGCTAAGTAATGCAAAAGTCCGAATTCATAGCAAAGATTAAAGACTTAGCAAAAGTTGCATACGCTGAGAAAACTAATCCTTTAGCGGAACCTAAGGAAATTGAAAAAATTACTAATAAATTTCCTATAATTGATAAGTTTCCTCCGTTAAAGAGTGTTATGGATGATTTATTTGATTTCCAATATGAACCTTTTGTAAAAGATATACAATGGGTAGCCCCACGTCCTACAACTTTTAGAATTATGCTTATAAATGGAGCTGATTTTTATCTAATTTATCAAGGTGAAAGTGCTGGTAAAGGAGTATTTATAGCTCAAGTAGCAGGTAAAAAATACTTTCTAGAATCCCTCCCAGAAGAACAACAAGCATCAGAAGCTATAGCTCGCCTACTAAGGTACAATTATGCAGCTGTTCCTAAAGGAGAAGATATTGAAGATGATGGTTTAGCTGGTGCTTTAGAAGATACAGAAGATACTCCCGAAACAGAATTAGAACCCTCGGTTCCTGATTCAATAGATGATTTATAATATGGATAATTTTAATTTAAAAAAATATCTAAAAGAAGGTAAGCTACATGAAGATGTAATGGCTTGTCCTCTTCCAACTCAAGATTTAGAATTAAATACTAAAAATAGAAATTCTGCTATTGAAGCTGATTATATCCAGTATGGTCCTCTTAATTTAAATGATGAAGAATATTGGGAAAGAGCAGCAAAACATTGGAAAACATCTGTTGATGTAGCTAAACAATCTAAATGTAAAAATTGTGTTGCTTTTGATGTATCTAAAAGAATGCTTGAATGCATGCCTGGATCAGTTCAAAAAGATGGTTATCTTGGATATTGTTGGATGCATAGTTTTAAATGTCACAGCGAAAGAACTTGCTATACTTGGGCATCTGGAGGGCCTATTGATACAGATAAAGTATCTTACGAGTGGCAAGAACGAAAAGAACAAGCCTAATGGACGTATTGGATAAATTTTTTAAGAAATTTTCATATAAATTCCCTAAAGGATATCCTGACATTAATAATGCTCAGGATGTACTTATGTTAGAGGGTATGATAAAATCCATATTAGGAGAAAGTTTTAATCCTCTTAAATTTTTTGATTTACAAAAATATGGAGGCCCCCGACTCAAAATTTTAGATAAAAAAATTCAAAACGGTGAACTTTTTGATATGGCATCGGGTGAAAAAATAGTATTAATATATACTAAACCCGAATATGAAGAATTATTTAAAAATGCTGACGCCGCTGCTATAAAAAAAATAGGAGGACCCAAAATTAATTCTATTCTCTTTTTTAAGGATAAAAATAATAAAGAGTATGCTATAAAAGATTTGCTCAAAAATACTGATTTTGGAGGTAGGGGAGTAGGATCTGGAACTAAAGCTGAAGACATTGCCTTATTAGATATATCCAACCAGTTAAAAGAAATTGGACCAGTTACTGTAGTCTTAAAAGAGGGAGGTAAATCTTATAAGGGAATAGACGGTGCTACTACTTTTAGAGGTACTCCTAAAGCAGATTTTTCGTTAGATGCTGGAGGTGGAGAATTAATTTTTATCTCACATAAAGACGGTAAAGGCCCTAAAGATTTTCAACAATATGGGGGATTTAAGGGTATTAATCAATATACAGAAGTTAAGTCTTTTGTAGAAGATGTAAGGAAGTTAACAGGGGGTCAATTAGAAAGAGGACAATCCTTTAGAAGAAAAATTTTTGATGAAGAAATTAAACTTAAATCTGTTTATGGTTTAAATTTTGGAAATGAACCCGGACTTAATAATTGCCAAGTACTTCTTCAAGGTCCCCTAACACTAAATCGTTTAGAAGATAATACTTATTTATTAGATGCTACTCATAAAATAATAACTCCAACTTTACCTTCTGGTGAATATGAACCCTATTTATATGTAACCTTTAGAAGTGATAGAAATAATGAAGGAATAAAAGATGCTAGATTTGGGGTATACCCAGAAGCATATAAACGATCTGCTGTAGAAATATAATATTTATTAATATGGTTAAAAAATACATTCAAGAAGCAATACAGGGTTATCAAACCCCACAAGAATCATGTTCATGTGGTTGTGGTGGGTGTGATGTAGCACCTAAACTCGCATTACTGGAGAGTAAAGCGCCTATAAGCGAAGGCCTCCGATATCACATCGATAATGGCATCTCATTACAAGAAAATGTGTTTAGAATTGGATCTAAAAAATACCTACAATTATTTGCCGAAGCAAGAATGCTCCTTGAATGGAATACTATTAGCTTAGATGAAAACAGTAAATTTCTTATTGAAAATACTGACATTGGTAAGTTTGGGATTTATGAAGGTGAAAAAGTACCACTCGATCTTCCTAGATTAAATGAGTGGGATTTAGAAGAAAGTAAGAAAAAAAAGAAAAAAGATCCTCCTATTGGTAAACCAAAAAGAGGTGGATCAAAAGCTTATTATGTTTATGTCAAAGATGGGGATAAAATTAAAAAAGTATCATTTGGTTCTGGTGGTTTAAGAGCTAAAATTAAAAACCCTAAAGCTAGAAAAGCATTTGCTGCTAGACATGACTGTAAAAATAAAAAAGACAGAACTAAAGCCTCATACTGGAGCTGTAATCTTCCTAGGTATGCCCCAGCACTAGGTTTAGGTCCTAAGATGAATACTTTTTGGTAATGAATAATTTTGATTATAAAAAATACGTATACAATAATCCGCTTTTAAAGGAATTAGAGGATAATGGTCCCGAAGAAAAAGCATTTGATGCTGAATTTGATGCCCTAGGAACTGAATTAGCAGGAGCCATCAAAGGGGAATTAGGTGATAAAGCTAAAAAAATAGATGAGGTAGCAGGCGTAGTAGGTATACTAGGTTATATACTATTATCTAACACAGTAGCGAATATGCTTTCTAAATTTGCCCAAAAAATGGCTAAAAAGTATGATTGGGGTAAAGGTGAAGAAGCTGCTAAAAACATTTATAAATGGACTCACGACAACGAAAAAGCTTTCCAAGCCCCAATTAGAAGAGTAATTAGCTTATTTACTAAAGACCCTAAAAAAACAAACCAGATAGCTAAAATAATTTATGCTGTTTTAATTTTATTAATGGCAGGTCAAGCAGGAGGAAATGCAGCTTCTTATCTTAAAAAAGCTAGTTGGCTTAAAGGAGGATTATATGGACTTAAATCAGCTGTTAAAGGTAAAGAAGTCCATACCATCTTTAAGGACGTAATAGCAGATATAGGAGCATAATGAATCCATATACAGACAATTCAAACATAAGAACTTTTGCTGAAGACGTAGATCCAATGTCATTAATTTGGCATAAAGATCAAGAAGATAGAATAGTAGAAGTTATAGAAGGGAACGGATGGAAATTTCAATTTGATGAAGAACTTCCATTTGAACTTACAGAAAATCTTAATCTTCACATCCCTTGTGGATATTTACATCGCGTAATAAAAGGTAATGGAAATTTAACAATAAAAATTATAAAAAAATGAATACTCAAGAGTTATTTGAACAAATCGAAACTTTATATGGAACGTTTAAAGCAGAACATGAAGGTAAATCTAAAGCAGCTCATGGTAGAGCCCGTAAAGCATTAGGTGAAATTAAAAAATTAGTAACTGAATATCGCAAAGCATCTGTAGCTGAAGATAAAAAATAATAGTAATTTAGTTTTTATAAAAAGGTAATATTTATTAATAAAACCCAATAAAAATTAAAATAACATGGCAACTACATCTAAAAAAGAATTATTTAATACAATAAAAAGTTCTAATCCCGGTCCTGATACAAGAAGAAGACAAGGCTATACGAATGCTATGTCTACTCTTCTTGATACTATTCAAACTTCTACTCCTTCAGGAATAGTTAACACGGTTAGTGGAAGTGGAGTAGTAAATTTAGAATTAATACAACCAGCTAATACTGTCCTAGAAGATATTGTTGTAATTTGTACCTCTGCTACTTCACATCAATCCGCTACTATAGGATTTAAAGCAGGAACTTCTGTAGGAGGAGAACAGGTTGTTGCTGCGGTAATGAACGCTATTGCAGGGAGTGGTACTTCTACCACAGTAGTACAAGGTACTTCAATTCATTCAAAAGTAACTACTGCTTTACAAGGAGGAGGAGCCATTACACTTGTAGCGGGAGGTGGATATACTTCTGCCGAACGCACTATACACTGCCAGGTTACTGCTAGTGCACTTGGATTTAACAATGATACTGGTGCTTTTAGGGTAATAGGTAAGTATTATAATCTGTAATAGTAAAAATTTTATAAACTAGATTCACATCCTAGTTGATTTAAAACTAATTCGAGAGATGTGGCCTCAATTTGGGGTCACATCTTTTTGTTCGTATATTTAAACGTTTAAACTTACAAATGGAAAAAATAGTAATAGTTGGAGCTGGTGTAGCAGGTGTTAATGCTGCAACAAAATTAGTAGATAATGGATATGATGGAAGTTGTATCACAATTATTGATATGGGTAATGACCCATACAATCGTAAGCCAGAAGAAGTAATGACAGGGTTTATGGGTGCTGGTGGTTGGAGTGATGGTAAATTAACTTACCATACTGCTATTGGTGGTCATATGTCTAAGTATTGTGGTGAAGAAAAAGCAATGGAATTATTTGATGAAGTAATTAATAATTTTAAACGTTTTCACCCTAAGCCAGAGGAAGTACAATGCTCTAACCCTGTAGCAGAACCCGATTTTATTAAACCATATTTTGGGCTACGTTTATTCCCAGTATGGCACGTAGGTACAGATTATTTACATGAAATAGGTAAAAATTGGTATGATTACCTTTGTGATAAAGGTGTTAAATTTATTTGGAAAACTAAGGTTACATCAATTGATTTTGACACTCAACAATTACACACTGATAAAAGTACAGAAGATAATGATTGGATAGGATATGATAAACTCATTTTTGGTGTAGGTAAATCAGGCATTGACTTTGGTAAGAAATTAGCTGAACAATATACATTGCCAACAGAATCAAAACCAGTACAAATTGGTGTTAGATTTGAAGCACCACAAAAACACTTCCAAAAACTTATTGATGTAAGTTATGATTTTAAATTGTATCGTAAATTTGAAGATGAAGGTGTATCACTTCGTTCATTCTGTACAAACAATAATGCAGCATATGTAGCACTTGAAGAAACTTATGGTGACTATAGTTACAACGGCCATGCTAAAAAAGGAGAAGAACATAGAAACAATATGACTAACTTTGGTATCTTGATGGAAGTTAAAGGTATTGATAAACCATTTGATTGGTCTCGTGAATTAGTTTCTAAGGTAAATAGAATGAGTATTGTAAGTGGGGAAGGACGAGGTAGTAGAAAAGCCATAGGACGTTTCCAATCCAAATATAAAGCAGGCCTTTACTACAGTCCCTCAGGTAAAGATAAAACACTTACATCTGAAGGTGATTGGGTTAAAGCCCACTACATTGGTAAATCAGAATTACAAGTGGTAAGGGATGCATTTAAAGGGTATTTCCAATATATTGAAGATTTTATTGAGGATATGAAAAAAGTATTCCCAACACTTGGGGATGATTGGGGAATTTATGTACCTGAAGTTAAATACCTTTCCCCAGAACCCCTTGTAGACTATGATACATTAGCATTAGCTGATTATAACAATGTACACTTTGTAGGTGATGCTCTTAGTGCTCGAGGTATTACAGTATCGGGGGCACAAGGAACATATGTTGCCGAATGGATTTTACAATGTTTAGAAGATAAAACATCATGGGAAAATGACCCTGAAGTAATAGAATTTTTAGAAATGCAAGACACTCCTGGAACATGGTCTGAAGAAGATGATGCAATTCATCTTGTAGGAGGATTAACTAATGATAAAGATAATAGTTTTATGAAATTTGTAAATAAAAAATAATGACTCAAGATAATAAGTGGCCAAAGCCAACAAGAATGAAAACACCTGATGGGACTATTTTACATCATTGGGATGGTAAATTACATAATTGGGAAGGACCTGCTTTAGTACCTGAGGGTGTTTATCGACATAGGGAATATTATATTTATGGGATTTATCACACTGAAGAACAATGGAAAGAAGTTCGAAGAGACAGAAACGGAGTTCCATGGTATAAAAATCCAGCAATGCGTGAATCATCAAGACAAGGAGGATAATGAAAATAGGACTTACAGGAACAATGAGTGTAGGAAAAACTACACTAGTAAAGGAATTAAAAAAATTACCTATATTTAATGGGTATAAGTTTGCTACTGAACGTAGTAAATATCTTAATTCACTAGGTATTCCATTAAATCACGAAACAACTATTGAGGGTCAAACTATATTTTTAGCTGAACGTGTTACTGAGTTAATGCATGAAAATCTTATAACGGATAGAACAATTATTGATGTAATGGCCTTTACTAATTGTGCTAAAAAAGTAAGTTATTTAGATGGAGATGCATTTAAAGAATATGTTAAACGTTTTATTAAACAATATGATTTTATTTTTTATATTTCACCTGAAGGTATAGGAATAGAAAATAATGGAATACGAGAAACAAACGCTGAGTACAGAAAAGAAATTGATGAAGAAATTCAAAAATTGTTGTTTGAATGTCGTCCTATTTTCCATACTATTAAAGGATCAACTGAAGAACGTATTCAACAAATTTTAAAAACTATTAAATAATAATATTTATCGCCATGAAATTATGGAAATACATTTTAGGAGCTATTGCTTTTATAGGAGGATTATTAGCTGTTAATTCTTCTAAAGAAAAAAAATCAATTAAAAAAAAGGTTGAAGCTAATAAAAAAGAAATTAAAACAGTTAAGGCTAAAGCCAAAAAAGTAGAAGCTAAAAAAGCAGAAACTAAAAAAGCTATTAAAAATCAAGATAAAAAAATAGCAAAAACTAAGGCTAAAGTTAAATCAACTAGCAGTGCTAAAAAAACTACTAGTGATTTTAAGAAAAAATACAAAACTAAGAAAAAATGAAACATATACTAACTACACTATTATTATGTGTATCTAGTTTATGTTTTTCACAAGATACTCTTCAAATTCCTGCTATAGAACTTGAAGAATTTTTTTTAGCTTTAGATACTTTAGAAACACAAGATTCTATTAAAACTATTCTAATTGAACAATTAGAAAAACAAATAGAATTTCATTTAGAGTTAAATGACCATAATGAAAATCTTTTTTTATATAAAGATCAAGAAATAGAATTATTAAATAATCAAATAGATTTACACCTGGAACATTTAAATCAAGTAGATAAATGGTATAAAAAACCTTGGGTGGGGGTAGTGGGAACACTTTTATTACTACATGCAGTGGATTATACACTTCCTCAATGAGTGATTTAAAAAAAGTAATAAGGCAAGAATACATAAAGTGCGCCCAAGACCCAGTGCATTTCATGAAAAAATATTGTATGATTCAACACCCACAGAGAGGTAGAATCCATTTTCATCTATACCCCTTTCAGGAAAAAGTCTTACGATTAGTTCAGGATAATCCTTATTCAATTATACTAAAATCTCGTCAGTTAGGTATTTCAACTTTATCTGCTGGATATTCTTTATGGTTAATGACTTTTCATAAAGATAAAAATATTCTTTGTATTGCTACTAAGCAGGAAACTGCTAAAAATATGGTTACAAAGGTTAAATTTATGTACGAAAATTTACCTTCATGGCTTAAAGTAGATTATGAAGAAAATAACAAGCTAACCCTTAGATTAGCTAACGGTTCTCAAATTAAAGCCACTTCAGCATCAAGTGATGCTGGTAGATCAGAAGCCGTTTCTCTTCTATTAATTGATGAGGCGGCATTTATTGAAAATATTGGTGAAATATGGGCTTCGGCTCAACAAACACTTGCTACTGGTGGTGGGTGTATAGCATTATCTACTCCTTATGGAACTGGTAATTGGTTTCATCAAACTTGGACAAGAGCGGAGGCTAGTGAAAATGATTTTTTACCTATTAAATTACCCTGGTATGTTCATCCTGAAAGAGACCAAGATTGGAGAGATAGACAAGATGAATTGCTAGGAGATCCTAGAATGGCCTCCCAGGAGTGTGACTGTGATTTTAGTACATCAGGAGATATTGTATTTTATCCTGAATATTTAGAATTTATAGAAAAATCTACTATTCGTGACCCCTTAGAAAAAAGGGGTGCAGATCAAAATTTATGGATTTGGGAACCTGCGGATTATACAAGACAATACCTAATATCGGCTGATGTAGCTAGGGGTGATGGTAAAGATTATTCGGCATTTCACATTTTTGATGTTGAAAATGCTACACAAGTAGGCGAATATAAAGGACAGGTATCAACTAAAGATTTTGGAAATATACTTACGGCAATTTCAACAGAATATAATAATGCATTATTAGTAGTTGAAAATGCTAATATTGGGTGGAGTACAATTCAAACTATAATTGAACGTAATTATCCTAACTTATACTATTCACCTAAATCGGATACAGTTAATATAGATTCATATTTACAAAATTATGAAAATAATTCTAGTATGACTGCGGGATTTACTATGTCAACTAGAACCCGTCCTATGGTTATTGGTAAATTTCAAGAATATGTAGGTGATAAAGGAGTTACAATTCAATCAAAGCGTTTACTAGAAGAAATGAAGACTTTTATTTGGAAATATGGTAGGGCTGAAGCTCAAATAGGTTATAATGATGATTTAGTAATGAGTTTTGGTATTGGGTTATATGTAAGGGATACTGCACTTAAATTTAGACAACATGGGGTAGACATAACTAAGGCTGCTTTAGGTTCATTTCATAAATCAACAACTAATTACCAAGGAGCTTATTTTTCAACAGGACAAGACAACCCATATCATATGGATGATGGGAAGGGAGGAACTGAAGATTTTAGCTGGCTCCTGTAATATTTATTCATATATTAATATACTATGGCTGATACAAGCGTATTTACAAGATTAAAAAGATTATTTTCTACAGACGTATTAATTCGTAACGTAGGAGGGGACAAACTAAAAGTATTAGATTTTAGCAATTACCAACAAACAGGTCAAGTTGAAACTAATTCAATGGTTGATAGATATAACCGTTTATATACTACAAACCAAGCTCCTATTTATAATCCTGCTTTAAATTATCAAACTTTAAGAACACAATTATATTCTGATTATGAAGCAATGGATACTGATGCTATTATTGCTTCTGCTTTAGACATTATATGCGATGAATCCACCCTTAAAAATGCTATGGGTGAGGTAATACAGATAAAATCATCTGATGAAACCTTACAGAAGATTTTATATAATCTTTTTTACGATGTCTTAAATATAGAATTTAACTTATGGATGTGGGTCCGCCAGATGTGCAAGTATGGTGACTTTTTCTTAAAACTTGAAATTGCTGACAAATTTGGTGTTTATAATGTAATCCCTTATACAGCATATAATATTATAAGAGAAGAAAAAATAAGTGAATCTAATAATAGTCAAGTAGAAGTTAAATTTAAATTTGACCCCGATGGGTTAAGTGGTGGGGGTGAGTATGGTGGTTATTTTGGGGGCTTACAAAGTTCAACAGGTAATACTAATTCAAGAGCAATTTATTTTGATAATTATGAAATTGCTCATTTTAGACTCCTTTCGGATGTAAATTATCTCCCATATGGTAGAAGTTATATAGAACCAGCACGTAAATTATTTAAACAATATGTGTTGATGGAAGATGCAATGTTAGTACATAGAATCGTACGTGCACCTGAAAAACGTATTTTTTATATAAATGTGGGTGCTATCCCACCTGCCGAGGTAGAAAACTTTATGCAGAAGACTATCTCAAAGATGAAACGTACTCCATATGTAGATCAACAAACCGGAGATTATAATTTAAAATATAACATGCAAAACATGTTAGAAGATTTTTACATTCCCTTAAGAGGTAATGATGCATCTACTAAAATAGAAACCACACCCGGACTACAATATGATGGTATTACTGATATAGAATACTTAAGAGATAAGCTATTTGCAGCTCTTAAAGTACCTAAAGCATTTTTAGGCTATGCCGAAGATGTTGAAGGTAAAGCTACATTAGCCTCTATGGATATTAGATTTGCCCGTACTGTAGAACGTATCCAACGAATCATTCTTTCGGAATTGTATAAAATTGCAGTTGTCCATCTTTACACTCAGGGATATGATGGTGATGACTTAGTTAACTTTGAACTTAATCTAACTACTCCTTCAATCATTTATGACCAAGAAAAGGTAATATTAATGAAAGAAAAAATGGAATTAGCAACCCAAATGGTTGATTCTAAATTATTCCCCTCTGACTTTATATATGATAATTTATTCCATTTAAGTGAAGATGAATATGCTGAATTTAGAGATTTAGTTAGAGAAGATTCTAAACGTACTTTCCGCAATGTCCAAATTGAAACAGAAGGTAACGATCCATTAGAAACAGGTGAATCATATGGTACCCCACATGATTTAGCTTCGCTATACGGCAAAGGTAGATACTATGACGAACCAGATAATGTACCTGCAGGATATAATGAAAAGGAATTAGGTCGACCTGAGGAAAAAGTTTCTAATATTGATACTCAAGATGGTAATTTTGGTAAGGATAGATTAGGAACAAAGAGGATGAAAGATACTGATAAAAATGATTCTGATTCAATAAAACCTACATATAAAGGAGGTTCTCCATTAGCTTTAGAAGCAAAAACTGCTTATTTACAAAATAAAGATATGCTTAAGAAAATTCCTGTTAATCGTAAACAATTAGTATTTGAACAAGAAGGATCGCTATTAGATGAAAATAATTTAAAGGAGTAAAAATCTTTATATATTTATAAAAAAGCCTATCAATGAGAATCAAACATTCTAAGTATAAAAATACAGGCCTTTTATTTGAGCTTTTAGTGAGACAAATAACTGCTGACACCTTATCTGGTGGTGAGTCTCCTTCCCTTAATATTTTAAAAAAATCATTTGCT